GAGTGTGAAAAGGTTTATCCAACGCGGCCCCTTTGAAGACTACGCACAGTACACCAAGCAATTTAAGGCTGGGGATTTTATTAAAGATAACGCTGCCCAGTCGATAAAATTTGCACAGGACATTGGGAATGCGTTGCAAACAGTAGAGAACTCGCGAGCACAACATGCTCAAGCGGGCGCTGATCCGGCCTCGGGCCACAACCCCACACAGCAGAGCAAAAACCAAATAGCTGCCGCCTTAGCAGCGGTCAACCCAGATACTAACACACTATCCTTCTTTTACGTGAGCACCCTGATCGATACAATTTTACATAATATCGAATCTGAACTCAAAACCCTACCTGAGAAGTTGTCTCAAGCGCTCCCAAACGCAACTGGACTTCCGGGCGCCAATCCCATTGAAGACACGACTAACTGTGATATAAAACAAAAAATACACGAAATGAAGCTGTATAAGAAGAATTTCGCTCGCTTCCGAATTTTAATGGGACCGGTAGAGGTAGTACATCAGCGCCCAGACGAAGGGATGATGAGCACTTTTGTAAACTTTGGCGATATTCCCGTCTCAGTAAAGTATTTTGTGGAATGGTTGGCTACAAAAGTGCTTCAACGCAACGAAGTGCATTATCCTCTAACTAAATTTTTAAATGATTTCTTTAACAATCTAATTCGAGAGTTTTTAAATAACGATAGCTGTTTTGTCTACAACATAGCTCAAAAGGTGCGTGTCAATCAGGCAGTGGTAACAGCATACAACGGGCTGGGTGATCCCGACGTAGATAGTATCTCAGCGAATATAATAACGAAGCGAGGAAGCAAGGCCCGACGAATAAGCACAGCAGACTTCAAAATGCCCCAGCTTTGTGCCGGTGAAGGATACGTGTCGCCACGTGATAGCGATTTGCCTATTTTAAATATTGCAGGCCCACGTGGAAGTGCGGACACTTATGCGCCACTATCCTCAGAGATGAATTATTTTGTATTCTTTGCGGGCCGAACGATGCCAACTGAACGACAGAAAGGAATTCGATGCGAGGATTCAAGTCGAGGCATACACCACTATTTGCTGGGAAGAGACAAGGGCCTCATTAAGAACATAAAACTAAGCAAGACAGATAGCCCGGGCTTAGCAGAGGTCCGATTTGAACAAGATGGGTATGACGGCTTGCGCCAACTGCGAGTAGTCTATGATGTGCAAATCGATTCATTTGCCAGCGTACAAACCTTTCCAGGCACCTACATATATGTTGATCCGCGAGGATTTGATCCGTCTGTCCACGTAGACAATGACGGGTTTGATCTGACAGATATGGGAATTGGAGGATATTGCATGATTGTGCGTTCCGAACATGAGTTCGGCGAAGGGTACGCAAACAGCACCATTCACGCTAAGTGGGTTGCTTCAGTGGATTCCACTAACAACCCCAACAACAACGGTGTCAAAAGTGATTCGATCCAGTCGTCACCTGGCAAATGTGGCATATATGCCCGTCGTCAGGGAGTTAATGCTAGCACCCCACGGGAGTAAGTGATAAATTATGTCAGACATTTATACTAAAGATAACAGCGAAACCTCCTTGGAGCTTTTTAATAAGCGTACAATATATCGTAATCAGCTGCGCGTTGACAACCCAGGTAATGTGGTAGATTTTTTTGAAGGAGAGAAGATATTATATGGCCGGATATCTCCTCGCTTCGAGCCTGTTGCAGTAGATCAAAGCAACTTGGCGTCTACCCGAGGAAGTGAACCACAGTCACCGGTTATGGCAGTTAATTTTGTTGCTGCAGTATTTGAGCAAATGGTCCTTCAGTTTCAAAAAAGCATGGCTTCGGGACAAATTACCACAACAGATCCATATCTTTCTCAACTGAAGGCTTATAAGGCGTATGTCAACCCGCGCACAGTTTATACCACCTACACAGATGCGTACTACGATGCAATTGTCAAGAATTTCCGCATTTTAGATATTAAGGTAAAAGACTTCGATCACTTCATTGAACATCTGATGCCCATTATAAAGGTTGCATTACCGCGGAAGCCACTAACTTTTCCTGGTTTTATAAAGAGCACCGATTGTTCTACCCTCTCGACTGGTTTGGCGATAGAAGTAGCTGATTTAAGATATTCGGATGACGAAGAGAAGGTCAGCGCTTTTATCGAAAGTAAAAACTGGCCCTTCTTTGTTAACGCTTGCAATTCATATGGATTTATGATAGACTATAATGTACCTTGGAGAATAGTGGCAGATTTAAAATCAGATATTATGAAACAAATAGCCGCGCGTTATGGCTACCAATCATTTGTGGCCAGCGGATTCAACAGCGCATGCGTAATATATTTGCGCAGTTTTATTTATGAACTAAAAACGTTATATGACAGAGTGAGGCTGCCACAGTTTATTGAAATTGAAGAATGTATGGATGGTACCCTGATAGAGAGGGTGGTAGTACCCAAACAATATTCTCAAGATCAGCTAAATTATAATTATAATCTTTCTTATTTTCTAAAAATATATTTGCAAATGAGAATAGAAGAAGAACAACCCGAATTGCCCCCAGAAGAAAAGGCACATATTATTCGTGAATATATTAATGTGACGAAGGCAACACACTCCCTTAAAGCGGTTGCGCACGGATTTGAAAGTATAATAAATAAAACATTTGACAAACGAGGCTCAGCAAGTTATATTGATAAACAGTTCAAAGCCCAAGCAGAAGCCGGCTTTAATCAAGGCACCCTTGACAACCTATTAATGAGCGACTTGTACACAGCAGATGATTTTTCAAACTATTGACGATAAAACTGAATGCATCGGAGTTTATACCAACGGTGCACTACATTTTGAAGACCACCCCGCCAACCTGACAAAAACATGGAAATACAGTGGGTCGATTCAGGATGAAGATGTAGAGTATGCGTGGATCCGGGCGCAGGGAGGCGATCTAATAACGTGTTGCCCACCAGAGCTATGTCCGGAGTTAGAGGCTACCCAAAAGAAGATGCGTGCCTATGTAAAGTCATTTAAGATAGCTAAAGTTAATCTGAATGAGCATTGCATTTTTGACCTTATACCGCATGATTTTCTGATGCGTTTCTGCGAGATTAAGAACAAGATCACGGCCCACGTTTTCGAAGAATACGCAGAACCACCCAATTACCAGCACCTGTCAGACGTCCAGAAGCTTCTGCATAAAATTAGATACCAGAAACTGAATTTAAACATGGAGAATAACCGAAGCCTTCTCTGTTCGACCCGAGATCGTAAAAAAATACAGTCCCTTATTTCTAACCACCACTACGTGGATTATAATTTATTTGGTACCGTAACAGGGAGACTTACAACTCGACCCGATTCTTTTCCCATATTAACTTTGAAGAAGGAGTTGAGATCTATACTGAAACCCACTAACAACCTCTTTATTAGTTTAGATTATAATGGGGCCGAAGTGCGCACCTTGTTAGAACTTTGCGGAGAAGCACAACCCCAAGAGGACATACACACTTGGAACGCCAAACATTTATTTGAACAGGATATTACACGAGAAGAATGTAAAGTCCGCTTTTTCGCGTGGTTATACGATCCCGCCTCTACCGACATAACAACTTCTCATTATGATAAAGAAAAAGTACTTGACAAGTGGTACGATAACGGTTATATTACTACTCCATACCAACGAAAAATTGAAGTTGAGGAGAGAAAAGCATTGAACTACCTTATCCAAAGCACCACTGCTGATCGCGTTTTATCGAAGGCTGTTGAGATTGATCGGATGCTTGAAGGCCGGCCCTCCTTTATCTCTCATATCGTACATGACGAAATAGTCATAGATTATGATGATGAGGACCGGGATATTATAGTAGACATCAAAAAAATCTTTGAAGATGGGTACATGGCGAACATTCAAGGCGGGAAAGATTATTATAATCTAAAAGAGATAGAAGTATGATCTCAATTATTGGGCTTGGCAATGCTGCCAGCGCAATTGTGGAAAAGTTCAAGGACACTCCTCAATATAGCGTATACACTTTGAACGACAAAGTTGGTCGTAACTCAAAACGCAAGTTTAAGCTAAAAGCTTATGAGAATCCCGAAGAGTACGAGCAGAATATTCCGAACGTCAGTAAATTCTTTTCAGATGTAAGCAACAGAATACAGTTCTTCGTTGTAGGGGGCTCATTTAGCTCTAATTACTCATTAGGAATTCTTGAGCAACTGAACGACAAAACAATTGACGTTATCTATATTAAGCCCGACACAGAACTTCTGACGGGATACCCGGTGCTGATAGAGAATACGGTTTTTGGTGTTTTACAAGAATACGCACGCTCCGGAATTTTCAATTCCATGACAATAATCTCTAATTTAGAATTGGAGCGCGCCCTCGGCGAGTTGCCCATTAAATCTTATTATGAATCCCTAAATCAATTTATCTTTTCCGCAGTTCATCATGTAAATTATTTTACTCACGCAGAACCAGAGATTGGCCAGGTATCACGCCCAGCGGAAATCAACCGCATTAGAAGCCTTGCTGGAATTAATTTAGCAAATCTTGAAGAAAAGTGGTTCTTTGAGCTTGACAGCCCGCGTGAACTGTGTTATTATTTAGCTATAAAGACAGAGAGATTAGAAAACGAAGGAGGATTGCACAAACGTCTTGTTGATATGTTGAAGGATAAACCCCGAAATGCATTTCGCAAGATCTCATACGCAATCTATGAAACACCTTATAACGACTTTGGGTTCTGCGTTGCCCACACTAACGTAGTACAAAACAACCAAAAGACTCTTGACAAGCTAGATCAAGAGTGATATAATAGATATCAAGGAACGCTTGATATACTTTAATAACCATTAAAAAGGAGAAAAAAATGGGAATTGATATGGAACTAATGCGACGAAAGCTCGCCACCCTTCGCGGAGAAGGAACTAAGGATTCAAACTCACCCTGGTTTAAGCCAGATGAGGGAGATACCGACATTCGGATCGTACCGACAAATGACGGCGATCCACTTAAGGAAATGTTCTTCCACTATAATGTGGGGGATCATAAGGGCGGTATCATGTGTCCGAAGCGAAACTTCGGTGATGAGTGCCCAATTTGCGAATTCGCTTCCAAGCTTTGGCGCGAGGGAGTTGATAACCACGACGAGGAGAGTAAGAAGCTTGCAAAGAGCCTCTTTGTACGCACCCGCTACTTCTCGCCAGTCGTGGTAAGAGGTCGAGAAGACGAAGGAGTGAAGGTTTATGGCTACGGCAAGCAGGCCTACGAACTTCTTCTTGGATATATCCTCGATCCCGAATACGGAGATGTCACAGATTCCTTGGAGGGAACCGACATCACCCTGACTTACACTAAGCCTAATAAGCCTGGTGCATACCCACAGACGAGCCTCAAGATGCGTCGAAACACATCCACCTTGCTTGAAGATAAGGAAGCTATCCCCGCCCTCCTCGATGGTATTCCTGATTTTGATGGTCTTTTTGACCGCCTTACGCCTCAGCAAGTCGATGCCATCTTGGACGAACAGCTTTCAGGAGATTCTTCTGCTGAAAGTCGTTCCCATTCAACAGCCAAATACGGTCCCGCCAACGGTAAGAGCAGTGTAGACCGAGCATTTGATGAATTGATGTCCGGCTAAGTAAATAGGTTCGTCTGTAACCGATGGCAGAGCGGGACTAAAATACTCTGCCATATTTTTAACATAAAGGAGAAAAGATGTTAGATAAATTGAAGGGACTATGGTCTCAATGGAAAGTACAGGTTAGCGTAGTAGGGGGAATTTTAGTTCTTTCTAGCGTCTACGGTACGTGTTCTTACGAGCCCGCCACTGTGTCAGAAGCAGAGGTAGTCCCAGCGGCGTCAACAACGACGCCAACAACCACAACATCGGTTGAGGTTTCTACGACGGTTGATAACGAAACAACTGAGAACGGTGGTACCAGTACGGATACCACCAATGAAACCACCACCACCAATACTACAAACGAGTAGTAAGAAAGCCGCTGGCAGACCGGTCTAAAGTCTGCCGCTTTTAAGGAGACAAAGCACAATGAGACTAGTTCTACCAGTCCTTGCTGCAACCCTATTCATGGGTTGTGGGGATAAGGATGAAGACACGGCGGGAGATACCGCTGCCTCTGCTGATACTGCAGCAGAGTAAAACTAAAGCCGCTGGCAGACCGGTAAAAAGTCTGCCGCATTTTTTAAAGAAAGTCCTTGACATTTATAACCAAGGTGATATAATAAGAATATCTCAAGACAAGCTTTTGAGATTTTAACCCCCGCGGGCTAGCCCCGCAACAACCCCGGCAGAACGCCGGAAAGAGAGAAGAAGATGAACAGAATTCAATTCATCTTAGAAACAACCAAAGATCCCCTCTGGGAATCTAACAACGTAAGGACCATTTCGGTGGACTTTATCGAAGGTAGTGAGCAATCACTATCGCAAGTGCGACAAGGTGGGATTGATAATTCTCACCTTTCGGAATTGCAAGATAGCATTATCTTGCGAGGCCAAGAAGTCCCAATTACCATTGAGGACACAGGAGAAACTAATGAACTGGGTCAAACAGTTTATAAGTTGATCGATGGAGGTCACCGCTTCTTAGCAATTACAAAATTGCGAAAGAAGAATAAACATGACTTGCGATGGTCGGTTATCCGAGCATATGTAACTCAATTTCAAGATGATTTTGAGAGAGTGCAATATCAACACAAGGCCAATGATCATTCATTGCCAGCCAAGAACAACTCAAATGATGATGCTGTTCTGTGGTTGAGTGACCTTGTACACACGGGTTTTACAGGTGCACCGCCAAATTTGGTGGCGTTGCTTGATAGCACAGCCCGAAACAAAACAGATCCTGACGCTTATGAGCAGGATCTGAGAGAGGCGTTGTCATTCCAGTTCCCAGATATGGGATCTCGACGACGTAACAACATCGTTCGGGGTTTTATGAAAAAAATCCCGGGTAAGTTCAAAACATATGATGGTGAACGCGCAAGAGCGGATTTGCTGCGCCATGTTATGAACACTGAGGGGACTGCACTTCCTGAGAAGTATACGTTCGTTCTGGTTCGCGAAGTGAACCATGTGTTCCATAATGCCGCTGGTAACTGCCTGTCTGCTACTTTGGCCAACAAGGACAAGGATCGCGACATTGTTGCGATTGTTTGGACTAACAAGACAAGCGGGCGCAAGTCTAGCGATATTGATAATGATCGTGTTGAAGCGATTCGTAAAATCAACGAGCTTAACTCGCACAACCGTCTTGGTCGAGGTAAGAAGCTTGTTAATCGAGTGTTTATTGCTCCACAAAAACTGGACGATAACGAAGAGATTGGCTTCTATGAGGTCCCAATGACCGGAAACAACAAGTTCAGCTTGTCTATGTCGACCCGTGGTTGGGATACCACGCGCCCCGTAGGCAAACAAGAACTAGCTGCTAAGTAACAACTTTGCATAAGCCGCTGGCAGACCGGTAAAAAGTCTGCCGCATTTTTATCAACATAACTCAAGGAGAGCACATGGCCAAGAAAGCCACAAAAGCAGGTCGCGTTGACATGCATGACCTAATGAAATTAGTGAACAAGAAGGCAGGTCGAAATGTAGCACACGATCTGACTGGCGATAATCCAACTTCTGTGAAAGAGTGGATACCTACAGGCTCTCGTTGGTTAGATTCTATTATCTGCAAAGGAAAGATTGCCGGCATTCCCGTGGGCAAAGTGACAGAGATTGCAGGGTTGGAATCAACCGGAAAATCATACATGGCCGCACAGATCGCCGCAAACGCCCAGAAACAGGGGAAGGTCGTGGTATATTTTGATTCCGAATCAGCCATTGACCCAAGTTTTTTGGAGCGAACAGGGTGCGATCTAGCTAGGCTTATGTACGTCCAAGCATCGTCTGTAGAGTTTGTTTTGGAAACGATAGAAGAACTTCTCAGTGCAGCTGAGGACCAGATAGTATTTATTTGGGATTCTCTAGCATTTACTCCATCTGTTTCGGATGTCGAAGGTGACTTTAATCCGCAATCCTCGATGGCCGTTAAAGCCAGGATCCTTGCGAAGGGAATGTCCAAGCTGACGATCCCCATTGCAGATACACAAGCAACTTTAATTGTTCTGAACCAGCTTAAGACAAATATTCCTCAAGGCCCCAATGCGAGAATTGTTGCAATGACAACTCCATATACAACCCCAGGCGGCAAGGCAATGCACTACTCGTATTCCTTACGTATTTGGTTAACAGGCCGCAAGGCAAAGTCCGCGTTTATTGAAGATGAAAAAGGATTTCGTATTGGCTCCGAAGTAAAGATTAAACTTGAGAAATCACGCTTCGGTACTCAGGGACGCTCCTGTGCGTTCCGTATCTTGTGGGGAACTGAAGAGATTGGTATTCGCGATGAAGAAAGTTGGTTTGATGCAATCAAGGCTTCCGACAGTTTAACTTCCGCAGGGGCATGGTATACGCTGACTACCGCGGACGGTTATACAAAGAAATTCCAACCATCTAAATGGACTGCGCTGGTAACCTCCGACGAAGAATTCAGAACTCAGGTTATAAAAGTCATGGATGAAGAGATTGTACAAAAATTTCAGAATCGTGAAGGAAATGCTGACGCTTTTTACGCTGACCCTGAAGATCTAACGGTTCCAGTAAAAGAATAAAGAAAGTACTTGACTTTCCCTCTGGGATTGGCTATAATAAGATATAATCAATTAAGGAGGGTTATTCATGCGAAACTACGGCTATGCTTGCATCAACATGGGGTTCTCAAACCGCCCCAAATCGCAACGTATCACAACTAACAGGACTATGATCAAACGCACGTTCCAAGAACGTGGTATTGGCTATGCTTCAGAGCTTGCGCTCCAAAATCTACGCGACCTGCGTAAAATTCTAGAGTGGAATCTAGAAAATGACATCTACTTTTACCGACTGTCATCGGACATTGTTCCCTGGGCTTCCGAGTACGACCTCGTAGACATGCCCAACTTCGGTGCCATCCATGCAGCCGCATTGTCTGCCGGCAACTTTGCTCGCAAGCACGGCATGCGTATTACCTCACATCCCGGCCCGTTCAACAAGCTAGCATCTCCCAAGGAGCGTGTGTTCGAACTTACCAAGACTGACTTATCAGTCCATGGCGATTTGTTCGACCTCATCGGCCTACCACAGACACCCTATGCTAAGCTCAATATTCATGTCGGCGCCGCCTACGGTGACAAGCCGTTTGCTCTCGACAACTTTTGTCGCAACTTCGAACGCCTACCTGACAATGTGCGTACGCGCCTCACAGTCGAGAATGACGACAAAGCTTCGTTATACTCTACCAAAGAATTGTATGACGGCGTTTACAAGCGTATCGGCATCCCAATCGTGTTTGACTATCATCATCACATGTTGCACCCCGGCGGCCAGTCCGAACAAGAAGCACTTGAGCTTGCCTTGTCTACGTGGGGCGATATCAAGCCAGTTGTACATTATGCAGAGTCTCGCTCAATTGAACACAACAACCCAAAGATCAAGCCGCAGGCACACTCAGATATGATTCGTAATCCATTCAGCGATTACGGTCATGATCTCGATGTTATGATCGAAGCCAAGCACAAAGAGCTTGCGTTGTTAGAATATCGTGCTATAATGAACGAACAAGAAATGATACCATTAAAAAAACAAACACTAAATCGTAGGAGAGAGAATGTGGTTTAAAATAACTGGGAAGCATATGCAAGTAAATGCTCCTACTGGAAAAGTACTGACTTTTTGGCTTGGCGCACCAAGCCGGTCATTAGCACTGGAGAGGTGCAAGAAACTAAATATCGTAGACATTGAGTTGTGCGAGGAAGATCCGGGCTTCGAAGAGAGGATCGGATGAAGCGAGTATTAATAGTTGATGCACTGAACGCATATCTGCGAGCTTATATCGTCGACCCAAGCCTGTCCACCAATGGTCAACCAATCGGTGGCCTTAAAGGGTTTATTAAGATCCTACAGAAGTTGGTGCGACAGACAAAACCTGATGCAGTTGTAGTTTGCTGGGACGGACCTAATGGATCCAAGAAACGCAAGACAATGGATAAGAATTATAAGGCCGGCCGCAAGCCGATCCGCTTGAATAGGGCTTTCCATAACCTCACGGACGATGAAGAATTGCAGAATAAGATTTGGCAACAAGGTCGAGTGGTTGAATATTTAAACAATATGCCAATCATTCAAACCATGTTGCCAGAAATCGAAGCCGATGATGTTATCTCTTATGTTTGTAGCATGGAGTTTTTCAAGGGATGGCAAAAGATCATTGTATCAAATGATAACGATTTCATGCAAGTTTGTGATGATGAGACTGTGTTGTGGCGCCCGGTGAAGGACGAGATACTCAACACGAAAAGAATTGTTGAGAAGACTGGAGTGCACCCAACCAACATGGCATTAGCCCGAGCTATCATTGGAGATAGCTCAGATAACCTTCCTGGGATCAAGGGGGCTGGATTTAAGACAGTAGGAAAGCGATTGGGCTTCCTTGGGGAGAGTAAAACGTATACTATTGACGATGTGATTGAACATTGTGCTGAAAAAAGCATCACCAGTAACTTAAAGTTCTATAATGCTATCTTAGAGAGCAAGAAAACTGTCGAGCATAACTATAAAATGATGCAACTATATGCCCCAGTAATGTCAATCCAGTCCAAGCTACAAGTAAAAGAATCAATAGAAAATTTCGGGTGCGAATTTAACAAAACTGAGTTGTTAAAGCTTATGCATTCGGATGGATTTGGCGAGCTAAATTGGGAAGAACTCAAAGCACACTTAAACAAGATTAGTATCGATTGTCTTGACAGTACAATCGAATAAATCTTAAAATGAACTTGACTTTAAGTTCAAATCAGTTATAATTATAAACATAAACGAGGGTGTGATGACAGCAGAGAAAATCAATTTTGGAAGGTACGGTAAGACCTTCCAGGAAGGCTTAGTACAACTTATTTTCGAAGACAGGCCCTTTGCGGATCAGATAACTGAAGTCTTAGACATAAGTTTTATTGAGCTTGAATATCTGCGCGTCTTCCTTCGTAAGACATTGAATTTTAGAGAGCGATACGACAAGCACCCCTCTGTGGATGCCATGCTCACGATCATAAAGACCGACCTCGACGAAGAGGATGAGACACTGCAGCATCAAGTGCAAGATTACTTTGGGCGCATGCATACCCGAGAAGTTACCGACGTTGGCTACATCAAGGAGACTTCATTAGATTTTTGTCGCAAACAGAATCTCAAAGAAGCTATGCTAACATCCGTTGGTTTGCTTCAAAATTGCTCTTTTGACGAGATTTCTAAAACTATTAATGATGCGCTAAAGCTTGGTTCCGAAAACAATTTTGGATATGATTACTTAAGTGATTTCGAAGCTCGCTTTGAACCCAAATTTCGCAATCCCGTAACCACCGGCTGGCCAGACATCGATAGCATTACAGGTGGTGGCTTAGGAAAGAGCGAATTGGGAGTAGTCATTGCCCCCACCGGCGCAGGAAAATCCATGGTTCTTGTACATTTAGGCTCAGAAGCTTTAAAAGAGGGAAAAACCGTGGTACACTATACATTAGAACTGCAAGACACAGTAATCGCGACTAGATATGATAGCTGCATTACTGGGTACCCACTTTCAGACATTATAAATTTTAAGGAAGAAGTTTATGAAGAAATTAAAGATATTGATGGCAACCTTATTATTAAGGAGTATCCAACTAAATCTGCTTCCACAAATACAATCCGAGCACATCTTTCTCGGTTGGTTAAGCGTGGAATTAACCCGGGACTTATTATTGTAGATTATGCCGATTTGCTCAAGCCGGTACAGATGAGAAAGGAAAAGAGAGAAGAACTGGGTTCGATCTATGAAGAAATCCGCGCCCTCTCGACAGAATTTCAATGCCCCATCTGGACCGCTTCACAGACAAATCGCTCAGGCTTAAGCGCGGAAGTAATCACAATGGAACAAATCTCAGAGGCATTCAATAAGTGCTTTGTTGCGGATTTTATTTTCTCTGTATCCCGAACGATCGAGGACAAACAAAATAATCAGGGAAAGATTTTTATTGCTAAAAATAGAAATGGTCCCGATGGCATGATACACCATATCTTTATGGATACCTCAAATGTGAATATTAAAATTTTACCAAAGACCCCACAACTTAGCGGGAATAGCAGTCAAGTAGTCACTGCTCCCGTGGCTTTAACTACAAAAGATCAACAAGAACTACTCAAAGCAAAATACACTAAATTAAGAAGGAAATAGGAGATGAGAACACGCAATAACATTCGCAGATTCAGACTATCGGATACTTTCGTAGAGCCGTATATAAAAGCAACAGTCCCATGGGGCCCGCTTGGGTATATAACATATAAGCGAACCTACTCTCGTCGCCTTAGCGAATTTGATCCTGAAGCCACTGGCACAGAAGAGTGGTGGCAAACATGTCGCCGCGTTATTGAAGGGATGTTTGATATGCAAAAACAGCATGTCTTTTTATTGGGGTTAGAGTGGAATGATAGCAAGGCACAGCAAACCGCCAAGGATGCTTACGACCGCTTATTTAATCTCAAATGGACACCCCCGGGCCGCGGCCTTTGGATGATGGGGACCAAATTTATTGAAGAACGTACTGCTGCTGGATTGTTTAACTGTGCTTTTCGCTCCACTAAAGATCTTCCCACCAAAGGAGGCTATCTTTTTGCCTGGATGATGGATGCGTTAATGGTTGGCATCGGTGTTGGTTTTGACACAGAAGGTGCAAATTCGATCACGATCCAAGAACCACAGTATACAAAGGAAGTTTTGGTGATCGACGATTCCCGAGAAGGGTGGGTAGATTCAGTACACACACTATTGGATGGCTTCTTCTTTGGTGCCAAATTACCTAAGTTTGACTATTCTGTTATTCGCCCTGAAGGTGCACTAATTCACGGGTTCGGAGGAACATCATCAGGCGCTGGCCCCCTCAAAGAATTACATCAGAGTTTGACCGAATTGTACACGCCCAAAATTGGCGAACAAATAACCTCCGTAGACATCGTTGATACTGAAAACCTTATTGGCCGCTGTGTTGTGGCCGGCAACGTTCGGCGCTCTGCTGCTCTAGCGATGGGAAGACACGATGACGTTCACTATCTTGAGATGAAAAACGATTCTGAGAAATTACACCATCACCGCTGGGGCTCCAACAACTCGTTCAATGCCCAAGTAGGAATGGACTATAGTTGGCACGCAGAGCAGTCACAAAAGAATGGGGAGCCTGGATATATTTGGCTGGAGAATGCGCGCACCCGCGGCCGCTTTAAAGATGGCGAGCGCTTAGATGATATCAATGTAGCTGGATTTAATCCATGCGTGGAGCAGCAATTGGAAGATGCGGAATTGTGCTGCTTGGTGGAGACGTTCCCAGCAAAGCACGATGATTTGGAAGATTACCTAAAGACCCTTAAACTCGCATACCTCTATGGAAAAACCATCACCTTATCAAACACTCATTGGCCAGAGACAAATGCCAAGATGCTTAAAAATCGTCGCATCGGCCTTTCCCAGTCGGGTGTAGTCCAAGCATTTAATAAGCATGGGCGTAGACAAATGTATAAGTGGTGTGATCAAGCGTACGATTATATTCAGGAATTGGACGAAGAATATTCCAACTGGCTGTGTGTACCTAAATCGATCCGCACCACCTCGATTAAGCCATCGGGTACGGTATCTCTGCTAAACGGCTCAACTCCGGGAATACACTTCCCAGAGGATGAATATTACATTCGCCGCATTCGGTTTGGCAAGGACTCTGCTCTGTTACCCTCATTGTCAGCAGCTGGCTATAAGATAGAGGATGATGTATATTCGCCAAATACTGTGTGCGTGGAGTTTCCTGTGCATGAGCCTTATTTTGTTAAGGGCAAGAGAGATGTCAGTATGTGGGAGCAGCTAGAAATTGCCTCCCAATATCAGCACTTTTGGGCTGATAATTCGGTATCGATTACTGTCACCTTTAAGCCCGAAGAAGCTTCTCAGCTTAAAGATGCACTAGAATTATATGAATCACGATTGAAAGCGGTGTCTTTCCTTAAATATGAAGAAACAGGATACCAGCAAGCTCCTTACGAGCCGATCACAAAAGAGAAATATGATGAACTGACTGATGGCATCAAGCCTGTCACTCGCATCAATACAGATACATCTGGTGCGGGTACTAAATTCTGCACTAACGATAGTTGTGAATTTTAAAAACAACAAGCCTACCACCAATCACAAAGGATAATTAGAAATGTTTGAGCCTTTAAATAGATATATTCAAATTGAAGTTGAACAGAACACACACGAAACAGAGACAGGGATACTTTTACCAGCCGACTTCGCGCCGAAAGAAGAAAGATATATTTCAGCTCGCATTTTGTCTTGGGCCCCCGATGTGCGTTTTGCAGATCAGCTGACTGCAGGCACTCAAATCTTAATTGATACCTCAATGGCAGAGGAAATCAATGTTAATGGCACTACCACTCGTGTCATATTAGATAATTACGTATTAGGACTAATTAATAGGTAGATGTGTCACAACCACCACATCGCAAGAGTCGCCTAAGATGCCAATAGATAAGAATTTTTACAATGAATCCTCCGCTAAGAATTTAGGGTGGGAACCATCCTGGTTTGGCGAGAAGTATTTTGACGACAAACTCGTAAGAGCTATCAAAAAATGGCAACGAAGTCACGAAATTTCCGCAGATGGCCTCTGTGGTCCAATGACTTATCGCCGACTTTTGACTGAGCGCCAAAGTCACATAGCGGATCACAGGCCAAAAGATCACCACTACTCAAACTATATCGTATATAATGGAGACTTTTATCCGATTGAGTGGGATAAGATGGTGTTGTGGTCCGAGCGCGGCGGCCTACCCGCCCGCAAGGGCACCTACTATGATTATACCGGCCGGCCACAGAGAAACGTTCGCTATTTCGTAAATCATTGGGACGTATGCCTTAATTCTCGATCTTGCCAGAGCGTGCTCGATAAGAGAGGGATCTCAGTCCACTTTCTAATAGATAATGATGGCACTATCTATCAAACACTAGACATGCAACATGGCGCATGGCATGCCGGATCTGAAAGAAGCAATCGGGCCAGCGTGGGAGTTGAGATATCTAATGCCTATTATACTAAATATCAAGAATGGTACAAAAGAAATGGTTTTGGCGAAAGACCTCTCGTTGAAGGCGCCCGCGTACACGGCGAGTTGCTTCAGCCGTTCACTGGGTTTTATCCGGTTCAGATTGAAGCGTTAAAGGCTCTGTGGAAAGCTATTCACAAAAGTACGAACATAGCCTATAAGGCACCCCTCAATCAATTTGGGAAAACTTCAAAGGGGTACGAACAAGAAGTAAAATACGGCAACTTCTCTGGTTTTGTTAGTCACTATCATGTTAGTAAGAACAAAATCGATTGTGCCAGCCTGGATATCAAATCTCTGTTAGAAGAGGTTGAGCAAGAAGAAGCCACTGGTTACGTCAGTAGCAGTGACTTCTGCAAAGATGAAACATAAATATAAAAACATTGTAGTCGGAAGCTCCCTGGAAGCGCTGCTGTTCGCCTTCACCAATAGATACCCAGTCTTTTATACAATACCCCAGCGCCCGTTCAGGTTTGATTACTTCGCACCTGGCGCAGATCTTTCGTGTCTCAAAATTGCTGGAGCTGGGAAAAGTTTAACGACATTTGAAGGGGAGAGACACGTTGGCGTGGCTAAAGAGATTCTTTGGGAAAGAGTTCTTTTTTTATTATCGCTTGATGGACTTGTGCCTCTTTCCAGTTTGTGTCACACGCTAAGATGTGATGGCAAACAAATAACTTGCCTTACCGAGTATAGCAAAATCGCCGAGATAACATTCGATGTGTGTCACTACTTTGGTGATACCAATAGCATAGGATTTATCAAAGAGAAATCGCTTGCTATTAGTGAATACCTGTGTTATGATTGGGTAGCGTTCAACAGAGGAGGAAAACATGCAATTGATTATTTCAAGACTAAAGATGATTTGGTTCACGAAATTTGGTTCTACCCGTCCGATCGAATTGATGGCGAGACCCCAGTTAAAGATGCCTGCGTGGTTTCCAAACTTACTGAGCCTCAACTATTGGATTTTAACTACTCAGAAACGATGGTAAGATTTAAACTAATCCACGAAATGGAAAGTCGTGGAATGAAAGGATTATTTAATGGATACAGCCCCACAGGAAAGCCGAAATATTACAAATTTAGAACAAATAGCATATCTCGCACAAAACATTGCGTCACGGATACCCCCGCACCACAAGCCCAAAATATTAAAATACAGGGCCCGGGCGAAGAAAACTTACTTAAAGATTTACCGACGGCTTGTCTGGACTACGATAGATTTTTGAACCACCTATGAAGCACACACATGTAGCCGGCATCATCCCTGTTGCTGGGCTAAAAACTGATTTTGAATTAGATACTCCTCCGATTTTATTGCCGGTCGAGGCAGGCTTCACTGCGATTCAAAAATCAGTGTACGAGTGTGCGCTAGCTGGATGTCAGACCATTTGGATCGTGGCCAATAGTGACCTGGCTCCGATTGTGCGTAAGCGTATCGGTGAATGGGTATACGATCCAGTTTATTATAATCGTCTACAATATGGAGACAACTCAGACACTAGAAGAGAGGTTCCCATTTACTACGTTCCCATCTCGCCCAAAGACCGCGGCCGGCGAGATTCTTACGGGTGGTCGATATTAAATGGCATCTATGGTTCATGGCGCGCCGCTAACCATATCTCCAAGTGGATCGTTCCAGAGAAATATTTTATATCGTTCCCGATGAGCGCTCATAATATACATGAAATTAGAAACCACAGAAAAGCAATAGCTGATCCACTCACTAATTTTTTTATGCAGTATGAAGGGGGCACTGTTTTAGATAACTTGCCATTATCATTCACAATGAGAGGCAGTGATTATATTCAGTGCCGGCGCGATGTTAATAAAAGAACGACACGCGAATTTTATAACACTGAAGAAGGGGAGACCTATCCTTCGAAAAAACTTCCATTAGAGGAGAGGTGGTCAGCCCGCCACTTTAACCTGTCCGAAGTTTTTGAAAAATTGAGTTGCAGTGAAGCACATATTTACGAGCCAGAATGGTTCTATGATCTATCTACGTGGGCAGGCTACCGCAATTTTCTTTCTTCAGAAAATTGTATAAAAAAGCCCGCAGATAGCTTGACACGGCCGAGAAGCCATGGTATAATACCTTATAAAGCTTAATAGAGGAGGCATTATGAATCGTATTGATTCTAAGATTAAATTTGTGGGTCTGCATGCACATAGCGTAGCAGGATCTATTTTCGATGCAATTGGGTACCCGCAGGCACATATGGATTTTGCATATGAGAATGGTAACGATGCGCTAGCACTGACTGATCACGGCAATATGAACGGGTTGGCGTACCAGGTTTTACATGCTAAGAAGATGAAGGAAGAGGGTAAGGATTTTAAACCTATCTTTGGATGCGAGGCATACTTCATCCCCTCTATTGAAGAGTGGCGTTCTGAATACACTAAGGCTATGGAAGATAAGAAGCGCGCCCGTTCGGTTAAGAAAGACGAACAATCGGGAGCCACTGTAGAAGATGAGGGTGCTTCCAAGAAGACACAAGACATCTTGCGGCGCCGGCGCCATCTAGTCCTTTTGGTGCAAAACCAGACAGGATTGAATAATCTATTTAAGCTGGTCTCAGAGAGCTACCAGCCCGAGAATTTTTATAGGTATCCTCGTATAGACTATAAGCTTTTAAAGAAGTACAACGAGGGTATTATAGCCGCTAGCGCGTGTCTAGGTGGGGTCTATGCTGGCAACTACTGGGAAAACCGCGAACAAGGTGACGAGGCTGTGTTGGAAGCCATGCGCGAGACGACACAGAACATGGTAGATATTTTTGGTGACCGCTGGTATGCTGAAGTTCAGTGGAACAATATTAAAGAACAACATGAGCTTAACCAGTATGTTGTTCAGACGGCACAAGAGATGGGTGTTAGTTTGATCACTACCGCAGACAGCCACTACCCCACACCAACCGCTTGGAAAGATCGTGAATTGTACAAGCGTCTTGGTTGGCTCGGCAAGGGTCGTCCTTCGTGGGCAGACGAGGAATCACAGCTTCCCGATGGAGTCGAGGAAATTGGTTATGAGCTGTATCCAAAGAATGGTGATCAAATCTGGGAAAGCTACAAGCAATATTCAGAATCCACGGGGTTTGAGTACGATGATGATGTAGTCTTGAAAAGTATTGAAGAAACGCATAGGATTGCCCACGATAGGATCGAATCGTTTATGCCTGACAATACAGTTCGTCTGCCCGAATTCGTTGTGCCGGCCGGCTTCACCGCCACGCAGGCGCTTGTTAACTTTGCCCTAGAGGGCCTGAAAGATAAGGGCCTCCACACGAATAAAGAATATACAGATCGTCTCCGCAGTGAGTTGAATGTTATCGATGACCGAGGCTTCTCTAAATATTTCCTCACAATGAAGTCTATTGTAGATGTGGCCACCGGTATGATGCTTACAGGCCCGGGCCGAGGATCCGCCGCTGGTTCTTTGGTAGCGTACGCCTTGAACATTACACAGGTCGACCCGATTAAGTATGATCTTCTATTTTCTCGGTTCCTTCGTTCAGACGCTGAGGACTATCCAGATATCGATTACGATGTGTCGGATAGTATGGCCTTGAAGGAAAAGCTCGTCGAGATGTGGGGCGCCGATTGCGTCGCGCCAATCTCCAACTGGAATACACTGCAGCTTAAGTCCTTGATTAAGGATATTTCAAAGCTGTATAACATTCCTTTCACCGAAGTGAACACAGTCACATCTATCATGATTAGAGAGGCCACTCCAGAAGCAAAGCGAAAGCATGGTATTAAGGCCGGCGTGTATGCTCCCACGTGGGAAGAAGTCATGGAATTCTCTCCATCCCTGAGTGCCTACTTAAATAAATACCCAGAAGTCAAGACCCACGTTGAAGGTCTTGTTGGCCAAGTCCGCTCCTGCTCGCGACATGCCGGCGGCGTAGTCATCGCGGAAAACCTAGACCAAAGCATGCCGCTGATTAATTCAGGTGGTGTGCGACAAGCACCGTGGGCAGAGGGTCAGAACGTACGACACCTTGAACCGATGGGTTTCATTAAATTCGATTTGCTTGGGCTATCTACCCTTAAGATGATGGAGGGTTGCATCGAGCATATCCTGCGTCGTCATCACGGAGTGGAGAACCCAACTTTTGCACAAGTAAGAGAGTATTACGATACGAAGCTCCATCCAGATATCCTTGATATGAATGACACAGCGATCTACGAGAATATTTTTCACAAAGGAAAGTGGGCTGGTGTATTCCAGTTCACAGAGCATGGAGCCCAACAGTTCTGCGTAAGGGCGAAGCCCAACAACATCATTGATGTTTCAGCTATCACGTCTATCTTCAGGCCCGGCCCACTATCGGCCGGAGTAGATGCAGATTATGTAGAAGCCAAGGGACACCCACAGCGTATCAGTTATCTGTCAGAAGAGGCGCGAGAACTCACCGAGGAGACTTACGGGTTCTTGATCTTCCAAGAGCAAATTGCTCTCCTGGCTCACAAGCTTGGCGGTCTAACGCTGGACGAAGGTAATATGCTTCGCAAGGTTCTCACGAAGAAAGGAACAGGTAAGGGATCCGTCAAGGGCAAGCTCCATGATAAATTCATCAAGGGTTGTGTGGCTAAAAACATTAACATAGATGAGGCACAAGCCCTTTGGGATAAGTTTGAATTCTTCTCTGGATATGGCTTTAACAAGTCGCATGCTGTAAGCTATTCGATCATCTCTTATCAGTGCGCATGGTTATGGAACTACTATCCAGCAGAATGGATGGCCGCGTTCTTGGACAAAGAGCCAGAAGTGCGGAAGGAGAAGGCCATTAATATTGCCAAGAAGTTTGGGTTTGATATCGAACCACTTGATGTCAACAAGTCGGGAACTGTCTGGGAGATTAGTCAAGATGGGAACACACTGATTCAGCCGCTGACGTCAATCAAAGGTTTGGGAATGGCAGCCATCGAGCAAATACTTGCTAATCGGCCCATTAACAGTGCAGAAGATATGTTGTTTAATGAAAACATTACTTATTCAAAATTGAACAAGAAGTCTCTTGATGCCCTCTGCCGCGGCGGCGCGCTTGACAATATTGTGGACGATAGGTTCACCGGCCGAAAACATTTTTGGTCAGCATGTATTGTAGACCGCCCCAAGAACGCAAAAAAGTTGGCAGAGAATCTAGAGCTTTATCGACCAGAAGGAGACTTCAGTGAAACTGAGATTATCCAGTTCAAGTCAGATTTGACAGGCGTGTTTCCCATGAACCTTGTTATCAGCGTAGAAACTATACAAAAACTACAGGATAAATTTATCCCGCCGATCTCTGAGTTCGATCAAGAACTTCAAGTATGCTGGTTCATCCCTCGTAAGATCGTCCCAAGAAAAACTAAGAAGGGTAAAGATTATTGGATTGTTGAGGTGATTGACTCTAACAACGAACTAACTAGAATAAGGTGCTGGGGTATCAAACCCGAAAAAGATCGGGTGCATCTTAACCGCCCGTATATGGCTAGATTGAACTATGACGAAAACTGGGGATTTTCTACTTATGCGGTTGGTAAAACATTTCGACTATTAGGGTAACCAATCATGAACATATTAAAAACATTTAGCCCGCTATTGAAAGAAGCAAAGCTTATTGACAACCTACCTATTGTAATTCGGGTACGAAAATTTGATGAGACAGCAGCAAAGGAATTTTCTTCGCTTATTAGCAAAGCTCAGAATACTGGCCAGCCAGTTGTCCCCGTGGTTATAGATAGTTATGGGGGTCAGGTGTACAGCTTGATGTCAATGATATCCGACATAAAACACTGTCGTATACCCGTAGCAACTGTTGTACAAGGGAAAGCAATGTCCTGCGGTGCAATTTTGTTTAGCTTTGGCGCAGAGGGAATGCGTTATATGGATCCAGATGCAACGTTAATGATACACGATGTTAGCTCGATGGCCTGGGGCAAAGTAGAAGAGGTTAAGGTGAGCGCAGACGAGACGGATCGCCTAAACCAGAAGATCTATACGATGATGGCAGAAAATTGTGGAAAACATAAGGAATATTTTCTCGACATAGTGCACGACAAGGGCCATGCTGATTGGTTTTTGGAAGCTGACGAATGTAAAAAACACAATCTTGCCAATCACTTACGGGTACCAGAATTAAAAATAGAGACAAAGGTTAAGTTCGACTTTAAATAAAACTAGTTAGAGCATGTCTATAACCCGCAAGATCAAATGGAAGCGCAATGTCGAGCACCTTAAGTTCATGTATTATGAGCTAGAATCCTTGAAAGAGCTTACTAGTTCGGCCGCCGGCGAGTTTCAAGAATATTATGAAACGTTTTGCACCAACAATAACGTTGATCGCCAAGGGCTAAACGAAGAACACCAGGACAGAGTAAGCGAATTATATGGTTCCGGAGAAGAAGAGCCACCCAGCGCAAACGAGGATGAACCCGATATAGATTGCGCGGACCAAGCGCCCATAGTTTTGCATACCAACCCCTCCAAAGTTATAAGCGTTCCGGAAACAGTTGAGGATAAAGAGATGCATGAAGCGTTCTCTAAGCTCTTCAAAAGTATCGCCCTCATTCTCCATCCGGATCGTGTGGATAAAAACTTACCCGACCATATCCAAAAAGATATGATAAGTAGGTTCCAATTGGCCAACAAGGCAATGGATGAGAAAAAGTATTTTATTTTGTTGGATATTTGTTTTGATTATGATATCAAACCACCGCGCAACCAAGCTCAACAATTGAAGTGGATGAAGAGAGAGATGGAAAACATGAAACAGCAAATCAGTAAGATAAAGAGCACCTATAGTTATAAGTTTGCAGAGTCAGATACTGATACTGAGCGCGATACACTGATAGAACAGTTTTTATATCAATTATTTCGGTTTAAAATGCCAGAAAAGAGTTGACAGCACGTCCTCAAAATGGTATATTAATAGAGTAATAAAGGAGGCTATAATGGCTACAACAAATGAAGAGCGCAAGCGCTATGTCAAGGAGTATATCCGCTCACTGGCAGCAATCGAAGAGGCAATGGAGCCGTACAAGGATCAAAAGCGAGATCTGCGAACCGAGTTTAAAGAAAACAACTGGCTTAGCACTGATGAAATTAGTGCAGCAGTGAAAGCTTATCGGTTATTTAAAGGAAAAGTAAACATTGATGAAGTGGTAGAAAACTTTAATATGTTTAATGGAGGCGAAAATGATTCTTGAATATTCTAAAGCTCGCCAAAACTCACGCACACCAGAGCGTGCCAACCCCTCCGACGCCGGCTTGGATATCTTCTTTTGTCCAGAAGAAGAAAATGCTGCCGGCACCTGGTTAAGTCCGGGAGAATCGGGACTGTTCCCTACTGGTCTCAAATTCGGAGTACCTCATGGGTATATGTTGGAGGTAAAGAATCGTTCTGGCAACGCTGCCAAGCGCCACTTGTTGGTGGGCGCGTGTGTTATTGATTCGGGCTACGAAGGTGAGGTATTTGTCAACCTGCACAATGTGGGACGCGAGCCTCAATTTATTGATGCTGGAATGAAGATAGCGCAAGTGGTAATGAGCCCGGTGGTGCATTTTCGCCCCCAAGAGGTCGAAGAATCAAAGATTTACAGTTACCCGATCACCATCAGCGATAGGGGCGCCGGCGCACTAGGGAGCACTGATGCGTAGCGCCATACATGAGACATTCAAAAATAGAATAGTTCCTGGAATGGTCCACAAAGCACTTAACCCAACCTCCACTTCACCTGTTAAGAGGTGGACGGGAGTTTATACATTGCCGCAATCAGTCAGCATTGTTTTTGGAAGACTATATGAAGAAGCAATGAACGACCTCATTATGCAATCAACAGTCTATCAGGAAATTACAAACTCTGCTGAGAAAACATTTGTCACGCCTGACTGCAAACTAACAAACGTTTCTAAGGGTAACAAGGATGTTGATATTCTCTTTAGGAAAGGTAATACAATATATTACCGTGAGAGTAAGTGCAATATGCTACTTGATAGTGAAAAGAGTAAAGCTACTGCTAATAAGATAAAGGATATTTCCAGCCGACTGCAGGTGCTTTATCCAAATTGTAAGATAGATGCAGCACTGCTTAATATGGACTGGGCCGGCAAGAAGACTACCTTTCATGGTATTCACATTGAATATGCCGGAGAGTTTATCAATCGCTTGAATATTGAAAATGTTTCTGAGCAAGATTACCTTGACATTGGTAAGGCAATAGGGTATGATTATAAAGAAGGTGTAAATGGGAGATAAAATGTTACCTATGTTTAAGTGGTCTGGCGGCAAACGCAGAGAACTACAGCACGTACAAAAGCTAGCACCAACACAGTTTACTAATTATTGCGAACCGTTTGTAGGTGGTGGTGCCGTATGGTTTAGCCTGGCGCACAAGAAAAATCACATCGGTGACACCAATGCAGATGTGATTAATTTTTATAATGTTGTAAAGCAGCATGGTAAAGTTTTCATCGATGACTTAAACTCCATGAGTACATTCTACACAGATACCATGGCTGATCTTAAAGTGTTTATGGATGCTACCGCCGAGCACGGCTCCTGGGAACCAACAAGGGATCCACTTCTTTGGGTTCCAATGGAGCATCCACAAGAAATGTGTGCGAAAAAGTGGAGAAAGCAGAAGAGAGATGAGTACCGGCCCCTAGCTGAATTTTATTATAATTGGAGAGATGGTGAGCACGCTACTGACTATGACATAGCAAAGAGATTCTATGTTCTTAGAAATTTGGCATTCGGTGGCATGCTCAGATACAACAGCGAGGGAAAGTTTAATGTACCATATGGTTATTATAAAAACTTTAAAAAGCTTGCATGGAACTCGGACTACGAGGGACTGTTCAGCAACTCCAAATTCGAATGTCAACCTTGGAAATCAACGGTGTCCAAGATGACAACCAACGATTTTGTTTTCTTAGACCCACCTTATACTCGCGAGTTTACAAAATATTCTGCTGACGGTGATTTTGGTGAGCAAGATCATCGTGAGTTAGCTAAGTGGTTTAGCTCAAAAAGCACAAAGGCCATGATTATTCTCAATAAAGACGACTTTACTGAGAGCCTTTATTCCAACTTTATTAAGAACGAATATGAATTTTCATATGGTGTTCGATATAGAAAAGATCGCCTGAACAAAGATGATGTTACAACTTATCACTTTGTCGCAACCAACTATTAACGAGAAATTATAATGAACAGAACAACACAAAAAACAATGTTTAGCTCTGCCACTGGCAACTGGGCAACCCCGCAAGACTTTTTTGATAAGTTAAGTTGGCGTTTTGGACCCTTTGATTTGGATCCCTGCGCAAGTACACACAACACTAAATGTGCCAACTTCTTTACAGAAGCCGAGAACGGCCTGGAAAAGAATTGGGAAGGATTTACATGCTTTGTTAACCCTCCCTACGGAAGAGGTATTGACAAGTGGATTGAAAAAGGTTACAATGAGGCTATGAAGAATGAAACAAAGGTAGTGATGCTCATCCCCGCACGAACTGATACCAAGTATTGGCATCAATATGTTATGAAGGCATCAGAGATTCACTTTGTGAAGGGGCGCCTAAAGTTTGGTGATAGCAAGAATTCCGCACCGTTCCCGTCAGCAGTCGTAGTATTCGATGGTGGCGATGACCTATGGCGAGTAGAAGGCATCAACCGATGAATCGCAAACAACGACGAGCTTTTGATAAAAAGCTATCTAAGGAGACCTCAAAGAATATCTCCCAAAAAATTTCCCAATTTGGAAAATTGGCTGACGAATGTTTAAGCTGCCTGAAGCCCTTCGACAAGAAGAATAAGGAAATGGTTCAAACATGGAATGTGGTCGTAAAAGATGAGGATACTGTCAGATTGTATTGTCCAGATTGTTGGACCTTGGCCACTAGCATGGCGGCTGAATATTTAAAAACTAAAGAAACTAAGGAGAAAGAAGATGCAAGTTGAAAGACTTTCAGAAGAGGCACTAGAAAAAATACTGAGTGGAAAAACACAGGATGCAACGTCTGTAATTAAGTTTTACTCCAATGGCTGTGAGTTTTGTCATGCCCTGAGTGACTATTACAAAGACATAGCTAATTCCTACGATGATATTTACTTTTTTGCTTTCAATGTAGATGACAGCCCCGGAATGGCAGAAAAAATTGGTATTAACGGGGTACCTAGTATCTCTCTAATCAAAACTAGAGACAACAGGCGAAAGAAAATGAAGATTCTCAACGATCCCGAGAACCCAAACAAGAAGACATGGTATACTTCTAAGCACATTACTGACTTTATCGACAAGGAGAAATAAGATGAGCGCTCGACACAACCTTAAATTTGTAGAGGCCGCTATCCTTAGACTGCAGGCGCAGCTGGCATCAGAGATAGCATCACTGGAGGGCTTACTTAAAGATCCGTCAGCATCGACGCACCACCCGGATTTGGTCGACACAATATGCGAGATTGCACATCGATGCGTGAGCGTAACCGGTGCAATTTCAATGCTGCAGAAAAGTATTGGCGTCGTACCAGCCGGCCCTGTAGTAGCGCCGGCAACTCCCCCTTTGACAGAAAAAGATTTAAAAGAACGCTCGGCTGCTTTTAGAAAGTCCATTGGTGACCCGCCAGCCCCTCCCCCTAAAAAGAAGAAGAAGACATGATCACTATCGAAGGACGAACTTTGTTTAATCGGGGATTATCTTATGATGATGTACTGCTGGTGCCCAAATATTCTGATATTGAATCCAGATCTGAAATAGATATAACCGCTGATTTGGGAAATAACTTATCCTTAAGGGTACCTATTCTTTCGTCACCTATGGATACAGTGTCAGGCGCCGAGATGGCTACTGCATTAAGTAAGATAGGAGGCGCTAGCATCCTACATCGTTATAATACAGTAATAGAGCAAGCGGGAATGTTATCCCAGGCTACGGACAACGGCGCCACCAATATTGGTATCGCTGTAGGCGTTAGTGGAGACTATCTTGAGCGCGCCCTCTGCGGTGTGAAATTAGGCGCCACCTTTGTGTGCGTCGACGTCGCCCATGGTCACCACATCATGATGAAAGAAGCTGTTAGCGTATTACGTTCAGAGCTAGGCCCAACTGTTCATATCATGGCCGGCAATGTAGCTACGCTAGCCGGGGTTAACGATTTGGCTGACTGGGGCGCGGACAGTGTACGTTGTAATATAGGTGGCGGCTCCATTTGTTCCACTCGTATTCAGACTGGCCACGGAGTACCAGGCCTGCAGACCATTATGGATTGCGCCCAAACTGACCGCGATGTAAAGATTATAGCAGACGGAGGAATTCGTAATTCCGGCGATATTGTAAAAGCATTAGCCGCCGGCGCCGATGCGATTATGTGTGGTTCGCTCTTGGCAGGCACACAAGAAACGCCGGGTGTCGCTTATAAGGATTCACAAGGTCAGTCGTGGAAGGAATACCGAGGGATGGCATCCAAAGAGGCGCAAATGAGTTGGCGAGGAAAATACTCGTCCTTCGAAGGTGTTTCAGCGCGCGTGCCCTGCCGCGGCCCCGTAGCTGAGGTGGTAAACGACTTAGAGAAGGGAATACGTTCTGGTCTCTCATACTCTGGTTCACGAACAATTGCTGAGTTGCAAGCGTACGCGGAGTTCATAGTCCAAACACCGGCCGGACAATCAGAGAGTAATACTCATATCACTCATAGGAATTGGTAATGTCAAATGATGGCATCGACTACGGAAAGCTTAACAAGCGAATTGTTTTTACTGAAAACGACCACCGACATGTAAAGCTGCTGATGAAACTGAAGGCCGATGGCCTCACACAATCTAAATTTTTTCGATGTTTAATCACCGGCTACATCGATGGCGACGCCCGAATACATGAGTATATTGATGAGGTCGGAGGCTTATCGATCAAAAGAAGAAACAAAAGCAAAAAACTAAGGGAAGAAGGAATGAAAAAGCTAAGTGACTTTTCGTTAAATGATGGAGAGATAGAGAATATATTCGACATCATCGCAGAGGAACATCCAGAGCTATGAAAACCAACGGATTGTTACCCTGCTCAGAAAAATGCAGAGAACTAAAAACAGACTGTCCAGTTAAAGATTGTCGCCACTGGATTGAATACAGCGAAGAATATAATTGCAGTTTAATATCAGTTTATGAGAATGGACCGATGACACTGCGGCAGATTGCGGAGAGGCTACACCTGTCTTTTGCGCGTATAAAACAGATAGAGACGAAAGCCCTTCTTCATATTAAAAAGCGCGCTTCTCAGCTCAATCCGTTTTTTTAGGTGTTTAACCAAATACATTACTATTTATTTTTGAGTTTCTATAAAAGAAATAAGGAGAATTTTTCACATGGCTCGTAAAACTTTGTTAACAGAGGGCGAAATCCGACAGTTCATGAAACTGGCTCGTTTGGCTCCAATCGGGGCGCCAGCGCTCCAAGAAATGGGTGGCTACCCCACCCCAGGTGCTCGCGACGAGGACCATATGGAAGACGAACTCGGTGCAACCGAGGATGAGTTGGGCGCAGAAGATGAGTTTGCTGATGAAGAAGCAGACGAATTAGATGTTGCCGATGATGAATTAGCTGATGACGATATGGACATGTCGGGCATGGCTGATGATGAGAGAGAAACATTGATGGCTGATGTAGTACAGGCTGTCGCTGATGCACTCGGAATTTCCGATCAAGTATCTATTGAAGCTGGCGCCGAAGGGGGTGACTTGGATGAACCAGCCGTAGACGATATGATGGGAGGCGATGAGGTTGAGGTTGACGCCATGGCCATGGAGCCCGAAATGGGTGATATGGGTGGTGAAGAAGAAGTCGTCGTCGATGACGAGGAAGAGCCAATGATGGAAAAGGCGCAAGGTTACGACGATAAGGAAGACGAGTCGTTGGGCATGCGCACTGGCAAAGAGGCTGATAAAGAGCAGAGCGACAAAGATCGTCGCGATGACTCCTACGGCAAATTTGGCAAACGCGGCAATAAGAACGAATCTCTTTCCGAAGATGATATCGTTGCTGAAGTAGCAAAACGTGTTGCAGCGCGCCTTCAAGATAACAAAAATCGCAATGAGATGGTCGATCGGTTAGCCGAACGAATTATGAAGAGACTTACAAAGTAGCTTGACAAAGTAATTGCGAGATGTTATAATATAACCACTGCATGATTGCGGTGGTTATTTTTTTGGGGATGCAAGATGGAATGGTTATTACACCTGTTAGTGTTTTTCTTTGGGTACTACACCTGTAAAACGTTTTATGTGTTTAGGAGCGGAGCGCTTACAGTGGGCATGTTTAAAATGACACAGCTGACCGCGCTGATGATCCTATCCCGCAGCATGGAACAGTATGCATATGTTAAGACATTCGGTGAGATGCAGCTTAAGCAAAAAGGCGCCTCCGAAAAAGTTATTTCCAATTATCATATCTACGTTGATAACGATGCAAACTTTTTTAAAACCAAATCAATTAAGAGTATACTTTCTACAACACCTAGTTACTTTAAGCACCTTCTGGAATTTGAAGACTGGGAGACTGCGATGAGGTACCTTAATGACAATAAGCCAATTGTTAATCAGATTCTTAAATAAAGGGGGCAAGATGATTAAAAAAATTAAAAGCTTAATAAGCTCAGAGCCAGAAGTAGCCGGCACCAATGAGAAAAAAATTGTTATCCTTGATCCAAATGCGGGAGGGCCTCCAGAGCCAGATCTCCGCATCGTCGGATTATTTTCAGATGTGCAAGAAGAAAAGGTCGCAGAGATCGTGCATGCACTAATCTATTTGGACGAAGTCAACAAGCTCACACCACCTGAAGAGCAACAACCAATTAAATTTTATATTTCTACGTATGGTGGGAGTGCCGACGACATGTTCGCTCTTTACGATATCATACGTCAAGCAAAAGAGACTAGCGAAATTCATACTATCGGCTTAGGCAAGGTAATGTCGGCTGGTGTTTTGCTGCTAGCGTCAGGCACAAAAGGTAAGCGACAAATCGGCAAGAACTGTCGTGTTATGATCCATTCAGTGATGGGTGGAAATCATGGCTCGTTGCACAACATGATGAATGAACTGGAAGCTATTGAGCAGCTACAAGATATGTACTGCGATGCTCTGATTGCGGAGACAAAGATGACTAGAGCCAAACTTAAAAAGATGATAGAACGCAAAGTGAATGTCTATTTAACTGCAGAAGAAGCGATTGAAATGGGCATCGCAGACATTATTATTTAAAGGAAAAAACACATGTCAGAATTGAGCGATATTTTAAAAGAAGAGTACATCAAAAAAAACCAGCAACTTGATCTTAAAGTGCTGCTGAGTATGATTACCGAGGCTGTGGAGGATACAATAAAAGCCCCTGTTAACGAGGAAGTTAGCATTCCTTCCGGCGACGATCAGGAGACTTTGGAAATGATCTTGAAGATGATACCAAACATCGAGGTATCGGAACTTGGGTGGTCAGATGTACGCGCCGATGGCCAAGGTGGTGAAATAAAAGGCGCCCAAAGACAACTATTAGAGGATTACCTGAAAAATATCCAGGGCACCGACTTCGCCGATAAGATCCGCAGTATTTCTCAATTCTATGATGATGGAGTTGACATGATGGTAGAGCAGGCAGGAGAAGACCGCACCAAGAGGATCGTTCAGGTCATATCATACTTGGTTTTTTATAAAACTTTGACAAAGGTTATCACAAACTTTAACGCGTCTTCTGCGGGCTTTAGTTTCGAATCTTTCCTCGCTGCCTTGGTGGACGGAGAACAGATTCCAACTGGTAATAAAACAATTGCAGATTATCTAGACCGAGCCTCTGGTGAAACAATCCCCGTCAGTTTGAAGCTCTACAAAGAAGGTAACCTGGAAGTCGGAGGTAGTTATACTGATTTAGTGAACGATATGGTAGACCCCAAATATCCCCAAGCCATCAACGGAGGCATGCGCTATGTTATTTGTACAAAAGAATTTGACAAACAAGAAAAAGGCTCATCACCTCTAGAGCAAGAAGGGAAGATTAATTTCTATCAGTTTGATTTTAATTTGAAGAATATTGCAGATATACTTTTGAATTCTAAATATTCATATGTAATAAGGATGCCTGAAATGGTCATGAGCGCATTGGCCTCTGGCCAGCAGTCAGGCACCGCAGAGTTGCTTGGCCTTGCTTCGGCCGACAAAGCATTATCGGCCGAAGAGTTGACCCCGTTATTTAAAACAGAATTAGAAAAGCAGATAGCTGCCATCGCCGAAGAGAACCCGCAGAGCCCAATACGCAATGTAAGAGAAAAGGCCCTTGATAATTTAATGGCTGCTCTTAATTGGGAAAAGAACGATGAGTTGTTTAACCAAGACAAGCGCCGCGGCAAAGGTAAGATGTCCTCTATTGCTGTGGGTAACTGGGTAAAAAGCAATTACAAGTCTGCCCCAGCTGTACACACAGATTTAAAAAATGCTATTGTTAACGCTAATGCTGCCGTGATGCAGTCACAGGCCGCGGCCACCAAGAAAAGTGAGAGAAATCAGCAAATTGAAGATATGGTCAAAAACAACGAATTTCTTTCGGCCGAAGAATCTGCGCGCCAATATAGTATGTTAGGCGTTCGACAGAGGAAGCAGGCTCTTTTGAGTAGCTATGGCTATTTGAAAACTCTGCACTTTGCCTTGAACCAAACCCAGTCGACAAACCCCGGCGAGCCCACAAATACTGAGTTTGTTGGCTCCATCATGATTGGCCAAGCACAAGTAGGTAAGGTCGTCGCTGATATCCGCGAGATACTTAACCAAGAAGTTATGGAAATTTTCCAATCCCTTAAAATTCTATCTGATAGTTTGAACCAGTACTTCGCTGGTGGCCTTGAAAATGATTCGCTAGCGAGTGCGTCAATATCTAATGCGGAAAATATCAGCTCAAAAGAAATTCTTCAATCTGATAAATAAACCTTGACAAAGTTTTGATTTAAGATTATAATATAATATAACATAGAGGTACCAATGAGTCGAACTTACGACGACAACCAAACACTGCAACAGAAGATTTTGAGAGGCGCAAACATATTGGCAGACAATGTCTCTTCTACCCTGGGCCCCAGGGGGAGAAATGTTTTGTTACAAGAAAAAGATAAGATGCCATTTATCACCAAAGACGGAGTAACAGTCGCTGCGTTTGTGGAGCTAGAAGATCCGATGGAGAACGCGGCCGCCCAAATAATTAGACAAGCTGCTGTGGAGACTAACAACCACGCCGGCGACGGAACTACCACTGCTACAGTGTTAGCCCGGGCTATCCTAAGAGAATCACAGAAATTTGTAGCCTCCGGAGTTTCACCGATAGAACTTCAGAGAGGTATCAACCTAGCTGTTACTGAGGTAGTACACAACTTGAAAGAGATCTCGCGTCCGATTACTAGCGCAGAAGATATCCAGCACATCGCCACAATTTCAGCCAACAACGATGAAACTATCGGAAAGCTAATCGCTATGGCAGTTGATAAAGTCGGCCAGGATGGCTCCATAACTATCGATGAATCCAGATCACTGGAGACTTTAGTTGATATTACTGAAGGCTTCCGCATTCCCGCTGGGTTTTGTGCGGGCGCATTTGTAACAGACGATCGCCGCAACACTATGGTACACGAGGAGCCTCTAGTTCTTGTAACCGATTATAAGATTTCTAATGTAGAGACAATCTTGCCTATCCTAGAAATGGTAGCCCGTGAAGGGCGCCCCTTGATCTTTGTTGCAGAAGAGGTCGAGGGTCAGGCGCTCTCCGCTATGATAATGAATGCTATACGAGGCACGCTTAAGATTGCGGCCATCAAGGCTCCCCTCTATGGAGAAGAGCGCCGTAACCTACTTAGCGATCTAGCAACTTCCGTGGGTGCTAATTTTATTACACGCGAGGGAGAGAAAAACCTATCCGATGTCAAACTATCTGATTTAGGAGTTGCAAAATCAATTGAGAGTACCAAGTACGACACAATTATTGTTGGAGGAGGGTGCGACCATGAAGAGGTAGAGAGGAAAATAGAAAACCTCAAAGCACAAATACAAAGCACAGACTCACTCCCTGAATGTGAGCGACTACAAGGTCGGATCAGTCGGCTTTCCTCTGGAGTAGCAGTAATTCGTGTAGGAGGCTCCACAGAAGTTGAGATGACAGAGAAAAAGCACCGCATCGAGGATGCACTAGAAGCAGTACGCTCTGCGCAAGAAGAAGGCATTGTTCCCGGTGGTGGTACAGCGCTTCTGCGAGCAGCTAGTTCTTTAATCATCACCACTGAGCGATCAGATCAGGCCCTCGGTGCCTCTATAATTCAGGCTGCGTGTCGCGAACCACTTCGCCAGATGGCGATTAACGCCGGCGAATCTGCAGACATTATTATGGGGCAGATAAACCTTGGCGACGACAACCCCAATATGGGCTGGGATTTCCGGCGACAAGAGTTAACCGATCTATTTAAATCAGGGATAATTGACCCTGCCAAGGTTACACGCATCGCACTACAGAATGCAGCGAGTTGTGCGGGTACCTTGATCACTACTAATTTTGGTATAATCCAAACGGAGGATAAATGATGCAACAAGGAGATTTGGTGCACATCCCACAAGGTACACAGCTTTTTGGTTGTGACAACGCCTACTTAAAAAAAACACAAAAACCAATAGTGGCTGTCTTCATTGAAGATAATACGCTGGGCTGGCAAGGTGGAACCTACACAGTCTATGCTCTGGGGCGAGAAGCTCTTGTGAAGAAGAAGCACGTATACCCCATGGAGAGCACATGCTAGTTAAACTTACAGAAGTTTGTCAGAATACAACATTAACCACCCAACAAGATTACACCCTTAGAGATGTATTCGTCAACCCCGAACACGTCGTGATGATCCGTGAAGAAGCCCGGATAAGAGCCTTAAACGAACAGGGCCTTATAGCAGAAGGACTAAACCAATCTCACCGTTTCACCAAGCTAACAATTAATCGTGGCCATACTGGCACCGAGATAGTCGTCGTAGGAGCCCCTGATATAGTAGAGGGTTCCTTGAGTACCAACAAAAAACTAATAAGAGGATAAAATGGGACAACGAGTTAATATACAATATTCGATAGATATCGATGAGCTACCAAGTGCGGTGGCCACACTATTAGAGGGAGCTATTACAGACTTGACTGACGTGGCTCATGACGCGTCGGGCGGCATTAACAAGATAACTGTTATGGAACTTAATACCCTACAAGAAATTCAGCAAATTCGAACTAATCTGGAGAGCATAGATCACCGACTAGGTGATGTTGCTGCTTTGGTAAATTCCTATATAAATTATCACACGAATAGCGCACAACCCCAAGAACAGGAAGAAGCGCGCTCTCCGGAAGCCACTAATTCTGAACAGTTATTCTCTCCCTTACAGGGTCAGACTACAACAACTGATTTGGACAACTTACAGTCGCAAATCGAGCGCTTCCGAGAAGTCATCGCCGCCCCACCGGAAGACTCCAATGAAGCCACCAGTTAAGGACCTGCGCCGGCCATATATCAGCACCCAGTTTCATCGCGAGCTTATCCCAAGAGGGAGTGTTGTTGAGACTTTTCTCTTTTATTCCGGCCAGTTAGAATTTTCACTAACTGATTATGAAAGATTTGTGTTGGCCCATACCACCCGGCCACCACTCCATGAGTTCTGGGCTTGCATTAACGACGACGCCTCTCGCGTGTATGAAATACTCACGTCAGACATCTTTAAGTTTGACAACGAAAACATGTTTGAGATCTTGCAAGAAACGTGGCCCACTTACCCCAATCCCTATGTGCGCAGTGCTTTGTTCTTTTTAATGAATGTGTGTTCTGAAAAAGGGCTACCATCGAGCGGTAACTTAAACATCACCAATTTCAATAAACATTCTTTAAATCGTTTAAAAACTTATAAGAAACCCTCCAATCTGTTTATCACATTAGATAAAGAACAAGAACTGATAGACAGCATTATAGAAACTAACCCCACCGACTTTTTGGTATTCCCCCTTCCTTCATACGATTATAACTTATTTGATCACGGAACCAGCGTTGGCTTCGAAGAAACGCGGGTGAATCACACACGCCTTTTGAAAAAGCTGTCAGCGATTGATAAGAAGTGGATAGTTTCGTATCCGCATCACGAGGGCGCCCAAGAGCTTTATAAGGGGTTTGAGCAGATTATGATAGACAAATACGGAAAGAAAACTAACTCGGCCGCGGCATGCGAGGAGTTAATAATTGTTAACTTCTAAATTAATGTTCGCTTGTCTCCTGTTCGCCATAGGACAAACTCTTGGTTGGTTCCAACTAAATTCACAATTTGTGTGGGACTGGTGGAAAGATAAACCGCTTTTATCTGCTGCAGTATTCTCCGTACCTACGGGGATTTGTTTCTGGTATGGCATCAAACTTTGTTACGAAGAATGGGGAGAAGTTTGGGGGCCCCGCTTTCTAATTTTTAGCATGTCTTATTTCACCTTCCCTATACTCACCTATTATTTCTTAAATGAAAGTATGTTTACTATGAAGACTATGTTGTGCGTTGCTTTGTCGTTTGCCATCGTAGGCGTTCAGTTATTTTGGAGATAAGATGAGTATTACCTATTTGTTCGATGTAGATGGGACCCTGACCCCTCCCAAAAAGAAAATAGATGCCCAGTTTGCTAAAGATTTTTATAAGTGGCAGAAAGGAAAGGACGTATATATTGTATCCGGCGGCTCGTTCACCAGAATTCTTGATCAATTAGGAAGAGAGATAGTCGATGCTACTGTGGGAGTGTTTGGGTGCATGGGCAACACTTTCTATAAAAAGATAGTTGTACATTCAGATGGATATAGTGAGTGGGCCAAAATATACGAGAGTTCTTTTGACGTAGAAAAGCCCGCTCTATTCTATAGCATGCTAGAGCAAGTTGTTATGGCCTCATCCTATCCTACAAAAACGGGCAACCATTACGAAAAGAGACCAGGCATGGTTAATTTTTCTATTGTAGGGGCCAATGCTAGCCCACAACAGCGCAACAACTATACTCAATATGACCGCGAGCACGGGGAGCGTAAAGAAATAATTAGTAAATTAGCGTCTAAATATCCCGCACTTGACTTTGTAATTGGTGGTGCCGTCAGCATCGATATATTCAACAAAGGCAATGATAAATCCCAGATAATTAAAAAATACTTAAACTCCACTCTTAAATTTGTCAACAACAAGGTCGTTTTTGTTGGGGATCGGATAACAAGCCCGGGCAATGATCACGCTTTGGCTAATTTATTAGAGAATCACCCATCTGGATACGTACTTGAAGTGGAATCATGGAAAGATACAGCCGCACTGCTATCGACTGACCTTTTTGCCAGCGGTTAGTTATAAAGAAGACTATTTATAGTGACAAGAGGAAAATTTAATGGATATTGCCACCGGAAATTGGTTTAGCTACCTAAACGAAAACATATTAACAGAAGGTCTGCGAGACATCGGGTTGCCCGAGTTCGTGGCCGACTACATCGAAGAGGCGATGCCGAACGCATCCGAGAAAGCCAAGGTCTATATTGGCAAGAACTGGAAGGGGAGCAAGGGGCAGACGCGCGGCACGTTCATGATAACAAATCTCCAGTATGAGATGGTGGATAAGCTAGTTCGTGATTATGGTGATTACGTGATCGACACCCAACAGGGTCCTGGGCAGTACGAAGATTTAGAAGCCCGCACCGTAGAGCCTTATGATATGAGTGCTATCCGAACGACGCCTCGCGCTGAATATAGCGAAGAAAGGATCAAACAAGGCGAACAAGTCAAGTTTGTTATCCAGAACCTCAAGAATACCGTCGGCAATCCAATGGGAACTTGGCGCAAAGCCTTTATGAAAGCTGTCAAGGCTCTAAGCAAAGCCGGCCTCCCAAGCGAAAAGGTCGAGGACACAAAAGAATACCTCGCCAATTTTTACCAAAACAACTTTGATTATTGGGCTACCAAATACACTGAATTGATTGCATTCTTAAATGATGATCCTACCAACTACGAATTAATCAAAGGCGAAGAGAACACTGATCAAGCCCAAAAGATCGCCGTCGAATACCTAGAAAACAAAGAAGACCCAGAGAATATCCTGCACACATTTGATGATGGATCATACTGGTATAACCTTGATGTATCCAATTGTGATGTTGAGGGTGCTCGCATGGGACACTGTGGTTCTGATAGTCGTGGCGTTCTTGTATCTCTCCGCAAGAAGCAGAGCAAGCGTAGAGAGTCCTCGTCGTATGTCACAATGACTTGGAGCAGCTATGAGAACACAGTATACCAAATCAAAGGACGAAGTAATGATGCACCCCCCGAAGAAATTTGGGGTCACATCGCGTGGTTCATCAACAACATGGGTGTCGAAAAAGTAGAAGAAACCGGCGAGCATTCAAATGATGCAGAAACCATCGCCGAGATGATCGAATACTTATCGCGAGAAACCTCCGCAGAGTTCCACGGATCCATTGAGGATCGCATGGAGAAAGCCACTGAGTATTGTGATGGTGTTGATGAACGCTTCTGGGACAACCGCGATGAGTTAGAGAACGCTGAGATTAGCTACAGTGTTGAGGAAGCCGACGGCGCTATGGAAGTGTATGTTTATATGTCTGCTCACTATAGCTTTGATATTAACTTGGGCTGGACTGGGTTAGAAGAGACGGACGACGGGTATCAAGCTACAAACCCACAAGACTTCACGCCAATCCCGCGCACATACTCAGGACAACGAGACTTCACCAACGAAGTGGGCATTGACGATATGATGTATGAGATGCCCGGTGATGATGGTGACTACGAGTATGAAATTAAGATGCTCCAAGGCGCCCAACCAGAAGGCGAAGCTATAGATCAAGACTACCCGGCAACCGCACATTTGTCTATTACTTTGAGAACATCTGAGACAGCCGCAGCAGACGAGGACGGCGAGGTCCGCGAGTATGACGACTTTGCTGATAGCATGCTGGTCTTCGAGGCAGATGCCGCCGCCAACGCAATCGAGGGCATCAGACAAGCGCTGTCCGCTGGTGGCTATATGGCGAAGACTGCTTACGATAGAAACAAAGAAGGGCTCGAAAGTTTAACGGACTTAGATAAGTGGCACGTCAAGAAAGAAAAAGGCGGTCTTGAGTTTGATTGGACCGCAGAAGATGGTCAACCAATTCACTCATATCCACAGCCCGTGCCACAGCGCGCGCATATGTATGGTATGGGAACTGGCAACCAGATGGGCACCCCACCCGCCGGCGGCATTTTTAGAGAGATATTTGGATACGGAAAAAGCTATACTTATGGACGCAGTATGGGAATGATGGATGTAACCATCGCCGGCGTTTTCGCAGCGAAATTAGGCAATCTCGTAAAAAATAGCTTGAAAGCCGTATCAAAAGATCAACAGTCGTTCGACTTCGGTGATAAATACGAAGCAATCGATCCCATTAAAGTTCTTGCCGACGACACAGACTTTGTAATTTTCTATGAAGCAAAACATAACCACGAAGGCAACATAGATAAGTATCCACTGATGACCATTAGCTGGCTTTATCGTATGCGTGTTAGCCCCAATTCGGAAGAAGGTGAGTTCGAAGTCATAAGAGACATCGCAGAATACCTAAACGAGAAGCCAGAGCTTGTCACCGACGCCGCCAACGAAACCATTAAGTTTTACCTTGACACCTTCATGCAAAAGATTAACACCCGCAGAGACAAGGTGATAAGCAACGAAGAGATCCAGTCATTAATTAACGGAGCCAAAGAAATTTATGGTCGTGAGGCTGATGCATCCTCGGAAAACTCTAGTGAAGGCGAGGTTTCAAGAAAGATTTATACTATGGCAACTTGGTTCGAGGAAAACTATAACGACATGAACGAAGCTGAAAGGTATATAGCTATAACACGGTTCCTTGGTCCGATGGCAGCAAGACGGTTCCGCGCTTACAGCAATGAAGGCTCTATTGACAATGACACCGGTGCTCCCGTTATGTTCCCCGAGATGGTTGAGGCACAACTCTTAAAGATGGGTGCCCCCGAGAAGAGGTTACGCCCAACGCAAGAATCAGTGGAACAACAGATACAGAGGATTGACCAACTGTTAGGTGAAGCAAAGCAAGATACTCGCCCGACAAAGGAGCCTACTCCCTTTAAAAGTAAGGCTCAGAAGAGATACAAACGCTCACGCAAAAAGAATAGCAAGATGTATAATACGGCTGGGCACAAGAACTTAAAGACTGGCGCGCCGTATACCAAGAAAGGCAAACGTGCCGGCACAGACAGACTGAGATTTGAGGAAGTGGATATCCGTTTATATAAGATGCAAATAGATGCGGTAGTTTCTTCCGAGCGCGCCACTGGGGGATCAAAGTTGCTGCAAGATGAGCTGAGAAGTATCCCTGGCGTCACCGTTGTTTCTGTGGAGGAAACGCGCGATTTAGCAACAGGCGCAGATTTTGCACGCTTTAACGTGAAGTTCTCGCTAATGGGACAGGCTGCTCGCCTTGATTTCGTAGAAGCACAGTTAATGCCTGCATTGCGTAAAGTGCAGGGCTTTGAAGTTAAAGACTGGTCACTACCAAAAGAAGTCACCCCTGGCAAGAAATTGAGAGAATCAGCTGCGTTGCATGAATATGGCTTTGGTGGGGTTGCAGGAAATCTTGGCGCCCAGCGGTTTGATCGCGGAAATCAAATGGTGACCCCGCGCCCGTCCCTTCAAACGATTGTTGATGATTGGGCTGAAGGCGGCGTGATGGCTTACGATGTACCCACTGACACTACTGATATGCGATATAACGTGATGATGCCAGTAGAAGAGTTGCTTCCATATATTAATCAGATGTATCGTGGAGATATGCGCGATTTCACCGGGCGCTATCATGAGTTTATTAAAAATGGAGCCGCGGCACCTGTATACTTAGCCATTGGAATGAATGGGCGAGTAAAGATCACAGGCGGCGAAGATATAGTCTGGTTTGCCAAAAAATCAGGGCTAGCGGAGGTCCCAGTGTTTTTTAGTTATCAAAAACAAGTTTAAACAAGTTTAACGACATAAGTACTGTATGGGCAGAACTTTAAATAACCTTATAGGTTGGACGATAATATTGCTACTGAGCGCCGGCGCAGCAACCTCTTCCTATTATTCTGCTAAACAAAAAACTGAGCTGCCCTTACTAAGTGAGATAACTGATTTTAAAAACAACTCTGACGTCCTCTTAATAAAGAATCAGCGCAAAGTGCTGCAAAAATCTCGCGCCAGCACTGTGCAGGTGTTTTCGGCTAACATTGAACAACATCTTGCTATGCAGTCGGGAACATACGTAACTGTTTTTGACAGATATTTTGTCCTTACCACCAACCATGGAATAGTCGGTAGCTGCGCTCTTACAAAAATCTATTTCGAGGATAAGCTAACGAACTGTATGCGCTTTATAGAATTGAATCGCGAGGCTGATTATGCTCTTATTGAGGTAGAAGAGATAGCGACGCTAACACCCATAAGAGTGCCAGATGATTTACCCTCCGGACGCAGAGAGTGGACACGTGCACTTTCGGTTATGAATCGTGTTTTCTATACTGGGTATCCCAATAGTGTAGGCCCGCTCACGATCGAGGGAAAAATTTCAGGGTACCACCGAGATGATCATCTGTATATGATTTCATATGCCTGGTCAGGCTCTTCCGGCTCCGGAGTTTTTTCCCAAGAGGGAAAATATATTGGATATGTTCTAGCAATTGATGTAGGGGAGAGTAATCTTGGGGGCCCAGCTATTTTAGAGAACGTGGTCCTGGTTATCCCAGCCTTCAAAATAAATTGGGCCGCGGCTTTAGACGTGGCCGAAGAAGTGCCGGAAGTCAACGACACAGCTAATTAGTAATACTTAACAACGAGGTTTTAACAGCATGGCTGACAACAAGAAGCAATGTTATAATAATATACTGTCTAAAATTGATCTAATGGAAGACCAGATATTCAAAATATATGATAACATTATGAAACTAAAGAAAGAAATCAATCCGGGACACGAAGAAGTGTGCCCAGATGTGGCTGCGTCAGAGCGCGCCATTGTGGACGCAATCGGAAATGTATACGCCGATGAACTTCTTACTCGCGACCCGGACGGCGACGCATGAGTGACATTATAGAACTGGCCGAGCTATCGACGGAACCAGATGATTTAAAGCCCAAGAAGCCAACCAATAGGGCGCCCCAAGGTATTAGAACCTTTACCGTGTGTCGCCAGAGCGATGAGACAGGTATATCAGGCGAGGGAGTGGTAATAGAAGGCGCCACCTTTGCTACAGGACACACTGTTATCCATTGGTTAACACCTGCTCCCCGCGGCTCAATCGCATTTTTTGATGCATTTGATGATTTTTTAAAAATACATATTAAGCCCCACCCCACAAACCGCACGATTATCACGTTTGAGGATGGCGAACAGACTATGTACGACGGAGGATAAAATACATGGCTTATAAATATTCAGTAGGAAGGAGAGACTTTGGAGACATTGACTACGAAGGAGATGACAATACTCAAATAGACTTTGATGTTGATTTCATTTCCCTTGTCACCAATGGCGCACAAATGCTCACTGTTTCAGGTTCAAATGTGGGCATAGGTACAGGGACGCCCACTGCGGCTCTAACTTTGAACGCTACCGATCCAACTATTCGGTTTGAAGAGGGCGGTACCTTTAAGGCAACAATTGGTGTAAACTCCGCCGATAATATCTTGATTGAAAACAAAACAATAAATAAACACATTGTCTTCAAAGTTAATGATCAAGGCACTATCCGAGAGGGGTTCCGGCTCAATGGTGCGGTACCCGAGGTAGTAGTCAATGAAAGTTCTGAATCTCTTGTCGATTTTCGAGTTGAGTCTGATAACAACACGCACATGTTATTTGTCGACGGTGGAAACGACAAGATTGGAATTAATACCGACCAACCCACAGAGGCGTTAGACATTAACGCCAACTCTATCAGGCTCCGCAATAACTTAACGCCGCAAAATGCCACAGCGCTTGGTGCAGCCGGCCAGATCTGCTGGGACGCAAACTATCTATACATTTGTGTGGCCACTGATACTTGGCGAAGAATTCCTCATGATACTTGGTAGGAACTAACCTTTAAACGTACTATTTATTATTGATGGCCAAAAAGAAGATAGTTTTTGTTAACTCCACTAATCACTGTGAACCCATGTACACCATGGGCAAGACGGGTGATGTTATCTTATGTGATACAAGACCGACACCAGAAGGCGGCATTGGGAGCAGTTTAACTGTCCTCTTGCCCATAGCCTCAGATAATCCCGGTCGCACGGTGACGATAAAGGATGCCGGCGCCTATATAAGAAATAATGGTATCACAATTGAACGGAGAATTCCGGATATAATTGATGCCGGCAGTACGGCGGTGACATTCGATATCGCCGGGGAGTATAGAACTTTTGTTTCTGACGGTAAACACACTTGGTACCAAATAGGATAAATTAAATGGATAAATGGCAAACATATGTAGATGAAGCGCGCAAGAAGAAACGCAAGTCATCGCGCAAAAGTGGAAAGGGCTTAGAAAGATCTCTGAATTGGTTTCTTGACAAAGGCCCTCAAAAGAAAGGTGGTTACCCCAATAAGCGCCGTCCGAACTTCTCGAAGAAAAAGTTTAATAACATTTCCGCTCCCCCTGGCGCGCCAGGTGGCTTAGAAGAAGAAGTTCCCGCCTCTAGTTTTGAAAAAAAGCCCACCCTTAATCCTAAATTTTGGAAGGATGATCAGTTGGAGAGTAGAGTAAGTGAGCGGCTCACCACAATAGCACAAGATTTCATGAAAAACCTTGAATTTGACGTAGGGATGGAAGATCTTAGATTCACGGGGAGCCTCGCAAATTATAACTGGTCTAAGTACTCCGACATAGACCTTCATATCGTCGTAGACTTTTCTAAAATTGATGAGGACACTGAGCTAGTCAAATCATTTTTTGATGCGGTCAGGATGCGCTGGAACGATACTCACGACATTAAAATCTACGGTTACGAGGTAGAACTTTATGTGGAGAATGTGGGTGAGCCACATAAATCATCTGGAGTATACTCTCTACCCACTCATACATGGATCACCAAGCCCGACCCTACGACCGTTGAGATTGACATTCCGCTTGCACGCAAAAAGAGCGATGACATTGCAACCCAAGTACATTTGCTCCGTTATGTGGTGGACAAAGGAAGGTATGAGGCGGCTTTAAAAAGTATTGATAGAATTAAAAAGAAGATCCGACGCATGCGTTCAGCGGGTCTATCTAGCACTGAGCAAGAGTTTTCGGCAGAAAATATAGCCTTTAAAATTTTAAGGCGTGAGGATATCCTACAAAAATTAAATGATTTGAAGTATGATGCATATGATAAACTAATGAGTATGTGAAGAGAAAATGAAATTAATAGATATCGAGACAACCGATGATGTGTTCCCCGGCGAGTATGTCTTTCACGAGCCGACTAACACGATGGGTCTTTGCGGCAGCTCAAATAAAATTGATAACACTCTCAAAGTGTTGCTCGGTGGAAAGTTGGTAGAGGACAGTATTTCTAATTTTAAGAAAATGTCCCTCACGCCAGAAGAAGCCCGACGATCAAGGGCCGGCCGCTGTAAAGGGTGCACTGGTGGATAAGAATAAGCCGCCCTCTGGTCACCAGCAAGTATTAACTTTCTGTCAGATTCAGCTTGTTATAAATGCAGAGCGAGAACAGCGTCTGCGCAAAGAGATATTAGATTGCAAAATTCAAAGGGAGTTTTTAACCCAAACGATTGCTGAACTAAGCAAAGGAGAAACCGATGCGGGATAACAAAAGGCCCAAGATAGGTCCGTTCGCCTCGGCGGCCACTAATCTTGAGACGTTTGCCAACAATCTTTACATAAATACTCTGTATATGCAGACCTTGGAACAGATGAAAAAAGCAGAAGAAGAGTATGAAGCAGCAGTCCTCCATGGAGATGCTATGCTTATTGAAAAAAAGCTATCTGAACTGTCCTTCATCGAAGAGATAATAAAACTCACAGGAGTCAACTACAACATTCACCAGGCTGATGGAATTTCTGAATAATGACCAAGTTATACATATACTGTCTTTTTGACAGGTTAGATACTCTGTTAGGTGTTTACTCTTCATTGCAGGCGGTACACCGTGACGCCCTTAAAATATGCAACTGTGGTACTGGGCAGGTTTATATGAGAACTGGAGATGGATATGTAACTCCATCTCTGAAGACGTTACGCAATACATTCAAAGGCGTCTGTGACACACAGATAGAATATCGCAGCGACCGGCAAATGGTAAAAATATTAAAAACTAAGATAAAGGAATAATATTGTGTATACAATCCATGGCATTTCAGATTGTCCATCTTGTTTACGAGCAGAGGCTCTCTTAATGGAGAGAGGCTACGAATACGTAGTGGTGGTGGCTGACTTCTCTAAAACCTACCGCACACTCATTAGAGCCCAATTAAAGTGGCCTACATTTCCGATAGTTGTTTTGACGGAAGGTACAAAAAATACTGTTATCGGAGGGCTAGAAGAGCTTGAGGTCCACACAGAAGGGCGGTGCGCTCTATAACCTCATAGTTATAATGTGGACGGGAGATTTCATAAAGGAGATTATGTGCGTTGGATTACCGGGCATAGCGTCTATGAAGCATATGAGGATCGAATTGTGGGTGCAAAACCAATTTATAGATATGGGATCATAATAGAGGTATCGGCCGTCGATCCTGGCGCTATCATAGTGCACTCAGCAGTCTACAACAAACTGCCCAAGCTCATAATTTTATCAAACGAAATAGACGAAATAGAGGTCTTGAGCAGTGTCCAGTAAGCACCTAACCGGCAAAAAAGCTTCTAAGAAAGAGGCTGAAAAGGCGCTCATGGCACACGCCGCAGGCATTTTCGACGGCCGTTATGCAGTCAAGTTTGACAATGATGATGGTGGTTCTGTTATTAATCTTTATTTAGAAGTGGAAGAGCCTAGCGAACCTCTTCCCATTTTTTTAAGCAGCGCACTTCACGAACCAAAGTGGATGGGGTGGCGATATGTGATTACAAAATGTCCCCCCGGATATATTGACGCAATATTGCTCGCTACTAAGAGCGACGACTACTAACAATTCCTTGACAACTAATCGCTTGCATTTGGCTGTCAGTGTGATATATTAGTTAATGAAAGGAGGCCAAATGGCTAAAATTAACGTAGGCGATCTTGTTTGTATGTATCGTCGCAAAAAGAAAGGCATGGGGATTGTGCTTGAGAAGACCGATGATATTATCGAAAGTGCAAACATCGAAGCTACT